CTCTGTGAATAGCCTTTAGGTTTGGTGGAATGACTGTAACCCGCTCAAGTACTTTGTAGTTGAGATATTGACATTGCAAGAATTTGTAATACAGTGCTGGGTCAATGTTACCAGAGATAAGTTCTTTAGCGAATACTCTGCGTTCTGCAGATTGATGGTGCGCCCACGTGAGCTCTTTTAATTTGCTTGACATAATGAACCTCTCTCAGTTTTGTTATAGTGCTTTATCAATGTGACCGTGATTACCCGCGTGACTTGGAGCAGTCCAGCCTTCTGGTTTCATAAGATCTGGCAGGCCAAACGGATTAGGACGACCTTCTTTAACACCAACATGTTTAGCCATATTAGCAGCATAGACAGCATCCCAAGCAGTTCCAGTATCAACACCAAACACATCTAATGTACCCAGAGCAAATACGACTAGATCAATAAGACCATCGACAACTTCTTCAGGATCTTTTGCTTTAACTGCGTCTACTGTTTCGGTTAATTCTTCTTGGCACATAGCCAAACGAAAATCTAAATACTTAGACATAAGTTCTTTGTTTTCTTTATTAGCCATGAACCATTGATGAACTTCAAATTTATCATGCATCATGTACATATCTTGTGCCAGATCAGACATTTATATTACTCCATTTTTTAAGTTTTTCGCGTTTATTTTTAGCAGCCAGTTGAATTTTAGACATATCAATTATATCTCTTTCTTCTAATAGATTAATCATACATATTAAGTCACCTATTTCTGTCTCTAATTGTAACACATTAACGTTAGATTGTACACCAAAACGTATAAGTTTAGAAGCGGCTTGGATAACCTCACCGCATTCTTCCATTAAAACTGTAAGAACTTCTTGCAGTTCTTTATCTTCAATCACATTTAATTACCAATAGTTGCTGATTCAAATACACGATTGTGAGTGTCATTACATCTAATAAAAGTGACGCGCGAAGATAGATCTTTTAATCTAGCTGCGCCAACATAAGTACAAGTAGATCTAATGCCACCTAAAATATCTTGTATAGTTATATTAACACATCCTTTGTACTTTGTCAACACTGTTCTTCCTTCAGATGAACGGTATTCTTTTAAACCACCAAAATGTTTATCATTGGCAGATTCTGAGCTCATACCATAGAACTGCACGAACTGTTTTTCTTCATAAACGTTTTCATAAAACCCGTCATCTGTTTTTGTAACTTCATTTGTTTCATAGTACTTTGTGATTACTTCACCACCACCTTGATCATGGCCAGCAAGCATACCGCCTAGCATTACAAAATCAGCTCCTGCGGCAAAAGCCTTAGCAACATCGCCAGGACTACTACATCCACCGTCAGCGATAACATGACCGCCAAGACCATGCGCTGCTTCGGCACATTCGATGACGGCCGAAAGTTGTGGGTAACCCACGCCAGTTTGAATGCGAGTAGTGCAAACAGACCCAGGCCCAATACCAAGTTTAACAATGTCGACTCCATTTAGAATTAACTCCCGTGTTTGATTAGCTGTAACGACGTTACCGGCGATGATTACTAGATCAGGAAAGATATCACGAACTGCTCTAATTTGCTGAACAAAATGTTCTGAGTATCCGTTTGCAATGTCCATACAGACGTACTTTAAATTATTGCCTACCGCTGTATGGACATCAACCAATTTATCAAAGTCACTCTTACTAGTACCTATACTTATAGCACAATATTGTGTACGGTTAGTTGAACCTTTAAAGAATGCAATAAGCTCTTCGGTACTATATGTTTTAACAAGGCAAGTAAACATTTGTTGTTCTGATAGCGTATCAGCCATTTCAAATGTTCCAACACCATCCATATTAGCTGCCATTAACGGCAAACCAATATAGTGGATTCCTTTTGGTGCATAATTACGAAAAGTTAACTTATGTGTAAGATATACATCTTTACGGCTACTTAACGAACTACTTTGTGGTCTAATAAGAACATCTTTATAGTCAAGTTTAATTTCATTATCAATTAACATTATTATAGTCCTTTATACGAAGAAAGCGTCGAGTGTATCAATCTTTTCTGCTGACCAACCTACCGCTTCTAGAATAGATTGAAGTGGGCTTAGAAATACTTTTTCGAACTGAAGTTCATAGTCAATATAATCGTGTAAGCCAAATTCTTTTGGAAGAACACCCGGAAAAGAGATGATGTTTTCTTTAATAGGATTTGGCTGTTTAAGATGCAAGAATTTAATTTTGTCACCGCCGGAGATTGATGTGAACTTTTTATCTAGTCCATTTTCTTGTAAGTAGTAGTTATAAAGAATAGCGCCACGGACATGCATTGGGCAGCCTTTCTTATATAGATTACCACGATCACGATACTTGTCGATGTTATCAGTGCCAGAGTTACGACCGATAGCTTCAGGAGGAAGCTTGTAGAATTCTTGACGGAAGTCTTCGATGAACTTTTGTACTGCAAGCTCGTCACCGTTCATAATAACGTCGAACGAGCCACGCAACTTATCACGGCAAACTTCTGGAGTAGATGATCGAACTGATTCTAGACCAGTAACGGAAATCTTAGGCTTATCATAGTGAACACCTTCAGAGTTGAGTGTATTCATGATGTAACGCTTCTTAGCAATGAATACTGTTTTATCAGTAATCTTTTCGCGTTTCATTACCATTGCTTGACGATACGCGCCCATCTTAGAAGCAAGATCTTTATAACCATCCTCAAGAACTTTCTCAATTTTCATCTTACATACTTTATCGAGGAACTCTTCGCCTTTGGCGCGAGAAACGTCTACGGTACCAAAGGAAGCTTTAATCACAGAAGACATATCAACGTAAATTGAGTCTGTATCGATATAGATAATATAATCTTTATCGTCTGTTTTAAGCAATTTGTTTAGATATGCATTAACTGACTTTTCAGCCCAACGAATAGATAGCTGACCAGACGTTGTGATTGCTTCTGCCATTTCATTAATATAGTACAAGAAGTAAATATTAGCAGTAGCACCATACAAGGAGTTCATAGCAATCTTAATAGCCATTTGCTGGTTGTGCAGGTTGTTTGCTTCTCGTTTTAGATTTGCTTTTTCAACAGGATCTTCGCAAACTTCAATAGCTTGCTCAACCTTAAGCATGTTCTGCTTGATTACGCTACGATTACCGTAGTATTCATCAATGATCGAAGGAATTACACCTTTGAATTCATTAGTGAAACATACACCGTTAGCTGCAACAGATACAGTCTTATCATCGTTTTGAAACTTATTAGATAGCACCATATCTTGAGAAACATATTCACGACGATCATCGATATAAGTTTCAGGCGACATGTTGTATTGAAGCATCAAGTGCGGATATAGAGAGTTCAAATCGAAGGATACAACCCAAGGATGCATACCAACTTTTGGATCTTTAACATAACCACCTACAAGATCACCAGCACGTTGACCAGGACCACCTTTAATAGGAGGTACACGACCATCCCTAAGAAGACGACGATAAAGAGTTGTTTCCCAGATACCAACAGTACCGAATGCATCATTGTAGTTTACACCGCCGCCATAAGCAACAGTCATAACTAGTGAAAGCAAGCCAGTCTCGTCTTCAAAGCGTTGAATCAACCACGTATCTTTAAGGTTGTAGTCAAGGTACAATTGTGGATTTTGTTCATACAATTCAGTAAGAGTACCGTACTCAGAGTAATCGAGCTTTGCTTCGCCAAGTACTACGTTAGCAATGTGATCGAGCTTCCACGATTCTTGTGGACCGTACTTATAACCAAACTTTTTGAAAACATCCATGTAGTCAATAACAGCAATGCCAGAGATTTCATACGTTTGTTGCATTTTGCCAAAGAATTCGCGCCCAGTTTGACGTAGGCCACGCCAAGGAGATAGATCTTTTGCCCACTCTTCGCCGAACAAACTAATCATACGTGTAATGATGTACTGAATATCAAAGTATGCTACGTTCCAGCCAGTAACAATATCTGGGTAATCATCCATCCAGAGTCGCTTGAACACACGCAATAGATCTTCTTCTGTCTCACATTTAGTGAACCGAATGTTTTCAGGATCGATATCTAGCAGTGTTTTAGACTTATCGTAATCTTTACGACCAAGTAGATGATATACATTAGACTTTGAAGACTTATATGCGATAGAAGTAATTTCTTTATCAGCAATATTCATATCTGGATAACCGTCACTAATATCAACCTCAATATCAAATGACGCGATATTAATTACAGAAGTATCAAACTTAACTTCGGACGGGTATTTTTCTTGAATAAACTGGGCGACATAATTAGTGCTACCAGCAATTTGCATACCGTGAACATCTTTATATTGCTCGATCCAGTCTTTGGCCTCACGCATTGTATCCATTTTGATTGGAGACAACGGGCGGCCATTGGTTAAGGATGTGTAATTTGACTCAACATCTTTGCGACCCGCAACAAAGAGGGTGGGCGAGAATTTTACTTTGCGTTCAAAGCGCTTGCCATTTTCATAGCCGCGCCATAGGATATTGTTAGCAAAGCGCTCAACTGAGGTGTAAAAACTAGACATATTGATCCTTATTCATAATATAATGCTATAATAACACTTTAACAGGTAAGTGTCAACCTTTATTTTTGCTTGGCTTCATTTCGGTAACAATGTCTTCTCCGTCTTTATCCTTTGCAATCAAAAGGGCGATCCCTTGTATGTCAGCCAATAAATTATCGCATGTTGTCTTATCATATTCTTTGCCTGAATGCGGCGAGAACTGATGCCGCAGCCGATGGATCAACATTGCCTTATCATGCATTACGTTTATTCGTCTAATAAGTTCTTCTATTGAATGCTGCATCACATATCCTTTTAAACTTTATATTCAAAATTCTGG